ATTCATGAAAACATTCTCCTGCTCTTTCCGGCATGTTGAAACAGTTCTGAATAGCAATATTTGAACCCGGTGAATGCCCTGCCCGGATATTGTAAGTATTGAATAAATCTATGCCGTTAAGTGTGTACATATTAAAATCCTGCTACCGCCGATTGTTTAGTATTACTATTTATTGATTGAAGTTCTGTTACTGCTTTCTGAAGTTCCACCACGGTCTGAAAAGTATTCGCTTCTATTTTTGTCAAATTTTGTAATCCTGCCAAAGTATAATCTTTTGTAGTACGATTATCATCTGCAAATCTCCTGAACAAACTTGCTAATTCCGTTCCTGTCTGCTCCGTGATCTGTCTTTGAATGCCCATTGAAAGGCCTTTATTTATAACAATATTATCACCTATATTTAATCCACTTGTCATAGCCTCATAAGCCTTTTTGTTTTCAGCTGCAATTTCCGCTATCCTTCGAGCGTTCTCTTCTTTTTCGGCCTCGGTTATCCCTCCTGTCATTGCCCCTCTTAGCCATTCCATGTATACTTTCATTTTTGGACTTGAAAGAAGCGAATCGGTAAATACGTTCATTACAGCATCAATTAACACCTGGTTCATGTAATCAGCAAAATCATCAACTGATGTTTTCCCTTCCTGGAATCCCTGAGTAATAACATCTGCAATAGTATTTTCCGTTATGCCTCCCGTGAGGAAATCAGTTAGCGATTGATCTGCATCTGCTATTGCGTTCTCTGTTTCCTGTATTATTATGTTTAATTCTTTAATTTGCTCCCATACTTTATTTTGTGCCGCTGATGATAATTGCCAGAAGCTATTATATCTTTTCTGTAACTTAGCAAGCCGTGACTCCTGCACTGCAAGTTGATCTTTTAAAATATTTATTTCCCCTTGCCTTGCTTCACCAATACCTCCCTTTCGTTCTGATAGCTCGATTAATCTCTGTTGTTCTTTTAATAACTGATTAATGTGTTCTATTTGAACCTCGAATCTCATTGCAGAAGTTGGGATCTGTGCTATTATCCCGGCGAGCATTCTACCTGCTGCGCTTACTATTGCAGCAGGATTCCCGGAAGCCATTGCAATAAACGTATCCAGCGAGCTGTTCAATAATACCATTGACTTCTCGTCAAGTCCAATTTGTTCACCGATCTGGTAAACCAAATCAGCAGCGGCATTGACTATCTGGTTTCTTAAATCCAGTTGTTCATTTAATATGTCAATTTGCTTCTTGTCATTTTCCGCAATGGCTTTTTGCATTTTCTTATACCACTCGATACTACCGGCAGCTAATATAAAATTATCAGGACCCTCTTTGGTAAGTTCCGATCCGGTAGCCGGTGTTTTTCTTCTCCTTAATAAAGCTCTGTTGAGTAATGAAAATCCTTTCCCCGGATCAATTCTTTCAAGTATTTCATCTATTTTATTATATTCTTTTTTAATGGCTTCGAGAGCTTCCTTTGCTTTTTGTTTTTCAGAATCATATAACTCTTTCCTAGCAGCCATTAAGCTATTTGTTGCCCGCACCTGTCTCTGGTTGCTTTCTGTTTGTAGATTAGTTTCCTCCGCAATAGCTTCTTCCAATTTTTTCCTGTCATCATCTGTGAGTTGTCCGCGTTTTTCCAACTTATCATTGCCTAAAGAAATTAATATTATTTTTCTTTTTTGATGTTCAATCTCTTTTGCAGCTGTTTTATTCTCAAGATCAAGAGCCTTTTCAAGTGCTGCAATTCTTTTTTCAGGACTCTTTGTATCATCGGCATAAAGTAGCCGAGCCTTAACAATTTCTGCATTAGCCTCAGCCCTCGGAACTATCATTGCACGCTCAGCATCTTCTAATTCCTGCTGTATTCGTGTATAGTTTTCAGCAGCTTTGCCAGCATCATTCATTGATTCTGCCAATTCATCAAAATATTTTCTTACTCCGGGAATAAAATTTGCAGTTGTGGAAATTAATCTTAATCCGTTTACTATTCTGGTTCCCCAAGGAGTTACCTCATCGCCTTTTTCGCCGACCATTGACTTGCCTAACTTTATAAATTCACCCTGCAGGACACCGACTGCGGCCTTTAATCCTGAAATCTTACGTTCAAGCAGTTCAACTCCTTCCTGTGACTTTGTAAAAAATGCTAATACAGTTTCTTTCAATACCTTAACTACCGCCTGAACGGAAATATAAGCAAGTGCCATCCTGCCTATCTTATCTATAATCCCGGTGGATGATTTTTCAATCTGAACATTCCCTTCAATCTGTTGTTTCTGTAATTTAGCAAGTTGAGCCTGTTCTTCTGCGAGTGCTCTTTTTACTGATTTTAATTCACCAGCAGCAGCCATTTTACTCCGTCCTGCCGTTGCATCATCATAGGCTTTCTGAAGCCTCTTAACGTCCTGTTCAATAGATTTGATAAGAGTTTTCTGCTCAGATATGGCTTGTTTAAAACTTTTTGTTGTCTTATTGAGTCCTTGATCAACGATATTGCCTTGCTTCTCGACATTTTTAGCCCAATCTTTAACAGTTTTATTGCTGTTACGGATAGCAGTTTCGAGTTGTACGGTATTTAACGAGGCATCAAAAATTATACTGCTCATGGCTTAATATATTTTCCAAGTATTAAATTTGCCTGATCGCCTGAAATCATCTTCTTTGCTTTGTAATCCCACCATGGCAGGTCTACACTTTCAATCTGCAATGATATCCAACTCTTGTTCATCAGTTCCGATTCTGTTAAATTTAATTTCGTGCGGTACATTGCAAGACGACCAAAAAGACTAACACCCCCTTTTGCTACTCCGGTTTCTTCTTCAGTATGTTCATCTTTCTGGCCAATGCCATATTCCAAAAAAAAACCTCTGCATCTGAATTTTTGATGACAATCTTAAAGAGAATATTTTGATCTTTATTCGGGAGTTTTGATATTGCATATGCTACTATTCTCACAAACCTTGTTCCGGTTGCAATAGCAATAGCCCTGCTAATAAATTCAGCATCTTTGGCATGATCCATCAAGGCTTGAAAATAAGATACATTCTCATCTTCAAAGTCTCTTATCTGACATATTTCACCGCTGATCCTAATTAACTGCCTTGTTGATATTGGACGTATAGACAAACGAAAAGTAAACCAACCCCATTTTAAACGGAATGAATCAGCCGGACCAAATCGTCCAAGTAATATGTTCGACGCTGTGCGCTCCATAATTTTATAAAAAGCCCCTTGTTCAGAGGCTCTTAATTAGAAAGCACTGATTTTCCAGCTGCCTGTATTGTCTGCCGTCATCTGCGGGAGGGCCTTGAGCTCCAAAGAAAAAAGTTTGTCCCTTCCACCACCACCAATGATGCGAGTGATGCAGTTAGCATTATACATCTGAAGTTTATGGCCTGAATCAAGTAACATCTCCAGAGCCAAGTTAACGGTTGTATAACCTGTTGCAGGAGTGTACCCTGAAGCGTTTCCAGTACCACCTTTCAGAGCAGCAATATTGGCAAATGTCATGTCGTAAAACTGCATGATTGCCGATAATTCACCTTCTTCAGTTTTTACACTTCTTACAGGCGAAAACTTCTGATCAACATAGAAGTTAGTCAGGGATCCTTCTGTTTCTTCAATACTTACAGATCCCTTAACGGTATCCGGTAAAGTAGTCAATGCAGCACCTGAAGGCATATTACTTCCGGTTGCGGCTGTTCCGTATTTAACGGATGCTATTCCAAATAAATAAACTGCCATATTCTTAATTATTAATGTTTTTGAAACTAAATCTTAAATTTGAATAATGTTCTCCAAGTTGCTCCTCCCTTATTGTCTCCTGACTTTCAAGATCAATGAGATAACTTGTTGTAGAGACTTGTTTTAATGCTGCCAGAATTAATGCTGATCCGGCTTCCAATTTTGTGGCATCAGGGATTAACCCGATACCCGGCCCTCCGTCAATATCCTTAACGTGATAATTCACGTTGACATAACATTTTTGCATCACATTAGCATTTACCGGGAGCGAGTTGATGACCACGTATTCTGTTGCGGTTGACTTGCTGGGTTTTGTCTTTAAATATTTTGGTTTCGTTATAGACCCCAAAAGTGAGTAAACAATACCTATTATGTAATCCGTAGTCTTATAATCGCTCATGGTATAAATGTTTCTTCCATTCGTGCTGCCGTGCCTTCCTTAATGACTTCGAGTTTTTCCAAGTGTAATGCCAGATCAATCATACAAACATCTGCCTGGTAAGAAATGACATTATATCCTTTCGACTCTACATAAGAAGCGTAATTCATCCCTGCAATGAGGATCATCTGAAAACCAGTCGGTTTGATGAACTCCTGAATTGATTGTTTATTCATTGATGCAATTTCTGCAGCAGATAACCGACCTTCAGTTATTTTTCCAGCAAGTGTCCCCGGTTCCTTTCCGATAATCAATTCCCCATTATGGAAAATATAATACCCGATTGAGTTCCGAAGGTTAGCCGTTACATCTTCATATTGCCCTGCTACATGACTTTGCGCCTGTCCACGTGCATTAATAATAAATTGTTCAGCATCATTAATAAACGCATCAATAATTTGTTGATAAAGTAATCCAGCCTGTTTTTCAATATCTTTCATTGACTTAGCCTCGTTGAAATTACTCTTTAGAGCCATAGTCTTGAATTTAATTGACCATTCGAGGCACGTTTTACTTTACCCGTGATCGTACCGTTTGAAAGTGCAGTAAGAACAAAATCAGATCCTGCCGGTATGACCACTGTTGTAACAGGCATGAAAAGATCAAAAGAATAATCTATCATCACTCCATCTGCCCCTGCTATTTTCTTCCCCGTGCCGTTCACTTCTGCCCGGCATGAAAAAGTATAATCAGTTGTCTCCCCTGCAGTCCAAACTCCGCTTGCATTCTGTGAACCAGATGCAGAAGTAGTTACTACGATACTATCAGGATATTGTTGCATCAGAAACGTTGTACAAAGGTTGCCGTTTTTTTCAAAGAACTTGCTGGTATTGGATTCACTGCACTATACTTTGTATAAATACCTGCTGCCAAACTTAAAAGAGTTGTCTTATCAGCCAAACTGACCTGATACCCCCCTTCAACAACATTAGGGACAGTTACAAGTGTAGTGATCGCATCAGCATAAGCAAGATCAAAAGACTCACCACCTGAATAAATACCAGCAGAAGCAAGCCCTCTGTCCTGTAACGCAAGAATAAAAGCATTCTCAGACAAAGGATAATTCATCTTGGCTTTTATCGCTTCAAGGTTTGTCATGTCGTTTTATTAAAATAGGAGTAGGAATCCTACTCCTATTAATATATAATTAACTCCATGAAGTCGCATCAACCTTCAGGATAAATATCCCGTCCACATCGGTAAACCGGGGAAAGGCATTGGCCTGCCCTTTAGTAAATTCACCGAAAGGCTCCAACTCTGACCACTTCGATAAAAGTATATGATCTCGCTTGACCTGGATGGATTTTTTACTTACTGATTCACTGGTTTCCTCAGCTATAGGTCCGTGAAGGACGTTACCGATTTTTAGATCAGGAATAAAGGTTACATAACCATTTTTCCATGCAGCTACGTTGGTAAGTGCATGTGCATTGCTTTCAAATCTCACATTCGAGTCAACTATAACAATCTTCGGAAGAAGCCTTGATTCAAATAGATTACTCAAATCCGTAAATGTCGGAGTGGCTTTCGTGGTTGTATTACGGAGTACTGCCCATTCATTCTGTACCTGTGTTGATGCTACAAGCTCATTAAATGCTGTTCTATCGCAACACATATACTCCAAAGGATACCCGGAAGCCCTTGCATTATCTGTAAGAGTCCTGATATCAGTCATTGGAACACTACCAGATGCTTGTGACCATTGAAGAGTAACGCCTGTTTTATTCCCAGTAGGAATACCGAAATCACAAACATCTTCAGTTATGATCCCATTATTGTTTGAGGAGGTAAGAGATATCTGACCATAACTAAGTGCCTGCATAGCAAGGTACTCAGTACGTGCCATAACACCTGTATAACAGAAATCAATGTCATTAAACACGAGGTCAAGAAGTGCGCTCCTATTAATATCGCCCAAAGATAATGCTTTCAGAATGTTATAATCATTCATATCCTTTTCATCCATCTGCCTTTTAATGGCTATCTTTGGGATGTCTCCGGTTATCTTGGTGATAATTCTACGAGATTTGAGAGGCGCAGAAGAGTTATACTCGATAACATCTGCCATTACAGGATTACCACCCGACCCAGAAAGGGATTCCCATGTTAATTGAGTGGTATATTTTAAAGGGAAAAACTGTTGCCAGAAAAGTTTATTAAGGAACAGTTCACGCCGACGGTTAACGTAAGCTTCGACATTCACTTTCGTTAACTCTTTTAAAATTGATCTTTCCATTTTTTCTATTTTTTAAAAGTTAAACGAAACGAACTAAAGGAAGTAGTGCCTTAATGGTTGCATCAACAAAATAAGGCAATTGTGAAGTACGAACACGACCACGGACCAAAAGTCCACAACCGTTATTATCGTTAGTCAGATCGACAGGGTTAGTTGCAATAGCAACAGGAGAGTATCGAAATCCACCGCCATTAAATCCTGAAGTAGCATTTTCAATTACCAACCCACTTGCAGCAATAGCAATACTCAAATTACTACTGAGGTTAAGCACATCTTTCCCTGTGCCAGAAGCTACAACTGATGTGATCCTGACGCCTGATGCAGTGCCTAAACTATAACCAAGAAGATCGCCTGCTTTAAATTCATGGTTGTTATAAACTACGACATGATTAAAACCTGATGCTACCAAAGCATTGGCTAACATAGCTGTTTTCGTGAGATGATAAATCCCATCAGAGTCCACTCCAAGGAGTGCACCCTCTTTCATCCCAGTTGCTGAAGTCGGAAAATCATCTTTCTCGACCACACCGCCTCCGGGAATATCCTCAAGGATCAGCTCGACGGCTAAATTCCTTTCGGTATCTGTTGAAGAAAATGTTTGCATAATTATTATTTTTTAATTAATACTTTGCCTTGCGGCTCTTT